GGGACTTTATTGGTCTTGAGTATGCTATAAATTTAATTAACAAAAAAACGTGGGGAAATATTTATAAACCTGGTCAAGTATCTAAACCGTTATTAAATGTTGATCCAGTAGATCTTCGAAACTCACCTGACTTTACAATGCTTTACGGAGTTAAAGTTGATAAGTGTTGGATAAAAATACATTACGATGATAATAGACGTAAAGGAAGAAGTTGGGACATAGAACTTAAAAAAAATATGTTTGTTATGTTTCCATCTACTAATATGTATACTGTAACAAATGATCAGAAAGATAGTTTAAATTTTGTACAAACAATAACTTATGAATTTATCTAATTACTACTGGCATTTTCCTAAAGCTCTGACACCAAAATTTTGTGATGATGTTATAGCTTATGCTAATCAACAAGAAGAAGTAATGGCTAGAACTGGTGGGTATGGTGATAGAGATTTAAAAAAAGAAGAAGTCAAAGATATGAAGAGAAGAAGAAACTCTGATCTAGTCTGGTTAAATGATACTTGGATATATAAAGAATTACACCCATACGTTCACGAAGCAAATAAAGCAGCTGGTTGGAACTTTGATTGGGAAAGAAGTGAATCTTGTCAGTTTACAAAATATAAACACAACCAATATTATGATTGGCATTGTGATAGTTGGGATAAACCTTATGAAAAAGAAGGACCTGACAATGGTAAGATTCGAAAACTATCTATGACTTGTCAATTAACAGATGGTTCAGAATATAAAGGTGGTGAATTAGAATTTGATTTTAGAAACTACGATCCACATATGAGAGAAGAAACTAAACATTTAGTAAAAGCAAAAGAGATTTTACCGAAAGGATCTATTATTGTGTTTCCTTCTTTTGTTTGGCATAGAGTTAAACCCGTAACATCAGGCACAAGATATAGTCTTGTTGTTTGGCATTTAGGAAAACCTTTTAAATAATGTTTATCAATAATTATTTTAATACAACTATCTGGTCAGAGAAAAAACCAGAGTTTGTAAAGTCATTAAACAAAGCTTCTAATAAATATATTAAAGAAGCAAGAAACAGAGAAAAAAAATTTATAAAAGAACACGGTGACTTTGGAAGATCATATCATTCAACACCACTTACAGCAGACAATAATTTTTTAGATTTTAGAAATTACATTGGTCAAAAGTCTTGGGAGTATTTAGATCATCAAGGTTTTGATATGCAACAATACACAACTATGTTTTCTGAATTATGGGTACAAGAGTTTGCTAAAAAAGGTGGTGGTCATCACAGTGCACATATACATTGGAACCAACACGTATCGGGTTTTTATTTTTTAAAGTGCAGTGATAAAACATCTTTTCCAGTATTTCACGAACCGAGAACTGGTGCTAGAGCTACAAAATTAAAAATGAAACCAGATCAAAAAGGTGTGTGGGGTGGATCTGAACTTATACATTTTAAACCTACACCTGGAACTTTAATTATCTTTCCAGGGTTTTTGGAACATGAATTTGCAGTAGATTTTGGTAAAGAGCCTTTCAGATTTATACATTGGAACATACAAGCTGTACCAAAAGAAATGGCTAAAGATGTTTAAAAAGAAAAAATATACAGTTATCCGTCAAGCAATATCAAAAGACTTAGCTAGTTTTATTGCAAATTATTTTAGTATGCAAAAACAAGTTTATGATACCTGTAAACAATCAAGATACTTCTCACCTTTTGAGACAATAATTGGGTATTATGAAGGTAAAGATGAACAGATTCCAAACACTTATTCGCAATATGCAAATATGGCTATGGAAACTTTATTATTAAAATGCCTTCCTAAAATGGAAGAAGCAACAGGACTTAAATTATATCCTGCATATACTTATGCTAGAATATATAAAAAAGGTGATGAATTAAAAAGACACAAAGATAGATTTAGTTGCGAGATATCTACTACTATGAATTTAGGTGGTGATCCTTGGCCTATATATCTTAGCCCTGATCAAAATGTGGGTATACCAAATGGGGGAAAAATAACTGCTGAAAGCAAAGCTAAAGGTATTAAAGTAGATTTAAAACAAGGTGATATGTTAGTTTACTCTGGGTGTGAACTAGAGCATTGGAGAAATAAATTTAAAGGTAAGGAATGCGTACAGGTTTTTTTACATTATAATAATCGTAAAACACCAGGTGCAAAGGACAATATGTTTGATAAAAGACCTCATCTAGGTCTTCCTTCGTGGTTTAAGCGATGATATAATTCTTAGATGGAGGCAGGGCACCACCACATACCCCCTGTCTCCTTTTAAGGATTTTATTATATGTTAGGTATTACAGCTTTATCACAGTCCCCGATATCTTCTTTAGGAGGAACTAGTGTCAACGTAGCCGTTACAGGTTCACAGTTAACAGGTTCTATCGGTGCTACAACTGTAACTGCAAATGCAAATGTAGCCGTCACAGGTTTACAATTAACAGGGTCTTTAGGAAATTCTAATATTGATATAAACACTAATGTAAGTGTAACAGGTTCTCAGTTAACAGGTTCTATTGGAAGTGCTTCTACTCAAGCTGGAGCAAGTGCTGCAGTAACTGGATCTCAATTGACTATGTCAATGGGAGAAGAAGCTCTTGTAGGAAATGCAAACGTACCAGTTACGGGTTCACAATTAGGTTTATCACTTGGTACTTATTCTGTAAGTGCTGACGGTAATGTCAGTGTTATTGTTACTGAACATGACATGGTTATGTCAACAAATAGTGTTGATGTAACAGGTGACGCAAATATAAGTATTACAGGAAGTCAAGCTACATTCTCAGTTAATTCAGTTTCTATTGCAATAAGTAAAGATGTTGATGTTACAGGAAGTCAATTACAAACGTCAATAGGTTCTGCAACAACTACCGCAGATGCAAATGTTAGTGTAACTGGAAGTCTAATAACAGCTGCTTTAGGAGAAGAAACCATAGATATAAATACTCCTGTAGATGTTACAGGTTCTCAGTTGACCTCTTCTATTGGTACAGCAGTAGCTGTTCCTGGAGTAGAGGTTGCAGTCACAGGTATTCAATTAACTGGATCTATAAATGGTCCACTAATTACTGCTTGGTCTAACGTAGATCCAGATGTGACCAACACATGGACTGAAGTAAATAAAGGGGTTTCTAATACTTGGACAGAAGTTGATATAGCAGCTTAAAAAGGGTATAATACAAAATTATGGCATCAACATTTTCATCAGATCTTAAATTAGAACTAATGGCTACGGGTGAAAACTCGGGTACATGGGGAACTAAAACAAACACAAATCTAGAACTTGTTCAACAAGCAATAGCAGGTTTTGAATCTATAACTTTATCAAGCGGTTCAACTACAGCACTAGTAATGAGTAATGCATCTATTTCTACTGCTAGAAATATGGTAATTAAGTTTGCGACAATTACATTAGCTGGCGCAACGACAGTAACTATACCAGACTCAATAGAAAAATTTTATATATTTGATTGCAGATTAATTACTAATCCAACAAACCTTACGATTAAAACTGCATCGGGAACTGGATTTACATTAGATTCTTCAAAAATTTATGCAGCATATGCTGATGGTACAAACTTAAATGAAGTATCACTAGATACATTAGGTGGTACAATAGGAACAGCTTCAATTGCTGATGATGCAGTAAACAACGATAAAATTGCTGACGATGCAATCCAAAGCGCACAGCTAGCAGATAATGCTGTTTTGACCGCTGCCATTTCTAACGTAAATGTGACAACGGCTAAAATTGCTAACGATGCTATAACTGCTGCAAAACTACAAAGAAAATTTACAATAAGTACATCTTCCCCATCAGGAGGTAGTGATGGAGACATTTGGTTTAAATATTCATAGGAGTTTAAATGGCTAATACCTATGGCAAAGTATCAGGAACGTTTCAAGAGATAGATAATGCTTATGGCAAAGTATCGGGTACTTGGCAAGAAGCAGATGAAATATATGCAAAAGTATCTGGTGTTTGGAAATTAGTATTTGCAGCTTTTCAAGCAACTTCAATTCAAACATTAAGTTCAGGATCAGGAACTTTCACAGTGCCTGATGGTGCTAACGCAATTCACATACAGGCTTCTGTTGGTGGAGGTGGTGGAGCTGCAGGTGGAGTTAGTTACGATAAAGCAGGGGGTGAATCTGCAGGAGCAGGTGGAGGATCAGGAGCTTATGTATCAGATAAAGTCTTTACTGTTGCTGAAGGCGAAACAATTTCTTATGGAATAGGTGGTGGTGGTGCACCAGGAAATCAAACATCTAATTTTGGTCATCCTAAAACAGCCTCAGCTGGAACTAATACAACTCTTTCTGGATCTTCAACTGGATCTTTATTTACTTTAGGTGCTGGAGGTGGAGCAAGTGGTACAGGTGGTGCAGTACAAGGACCTTTAAGAACAAACACTGCAGGAACTGCTGGATCGGCTACAATAAATGGCTCAGCTGTTACGTCAGGAAATTTTAGAGATAGTGATGGATCAACTAAAGCAGTAACAACTTTGACATCAGGGCCGGTTGGAACATTTAATCAATCAGGTAATGGAGTTGTTGGTGGTAACAATGGAAACTGTAGTGGAGACAACTGTCAAATAGGTGGATCTATTGGTGGTGCATCTTATTCAGGTAATGTTGCAGGAGGTGCAGGATCACCTCAAGGTGGATCAACTGGTGGAACTGCAGGAACTCGTGGATCAGGTGGAGGTGGTGGAGGTGCTCAATACGGCACTGAAAGTGTTACCGGTTTAGGAGCTGCAGGTGGTAATGGAGAAATTCAATATAGATTTTTGAGAGTAAATTAATATGCCTTTAACAAATGTAAGAATAGCCCCAGGTTTCAATAAAGCAGATACCCCATCAGGAGCAGAAGGACAATGGATTGATGGAGATTTTGTAAGATTTAGATATGGACAACCAGAAAAAATAGGTGGTTATACAGCTATAGGTCAACAAACAATTGCAGGGCCAACAAGAGCCCAACACACTTGGACAGATTTAGAAGGTAGAAGATATGCTGCACTTGGTACATCTAAAGCTTTATATATTTATTATGAAGACAAATTTTATGATGTAACACCTTTGGCTACAGCCATAACAGGTGCAACTTTTACATCAACAAATGGATCAGATATTGTAACCGTAAATAAAACAAGTCACGTTCTTGAAGTTGGAGAGTATATTACTTTTTCATCTGTCACTGTACCAGGACAAGCTACTACGCTTAATGGTGATATAAATGATTCTGTTACAACTATTACACTTACAAGTTCCACAGGTTTTTCTTCGGCAGGCACTGTAAGAATTGGTAATGAACTAATTACATATACAGGAAAGTCTTCGAACGATTTAACAGGATGCACAAGAGGTACAAACAGCACAACTGCAGCATCTCATTCAAGTGGTGTAGCAGTAAGAGAAGCAACAGTCACAAGATACAACACAACAGATTTTACTAGTTTTACTTTTGAAGTATTAACTACAGCTACGAATTCATTTACTATTAAAATGACTACCACTGAAACAGGTACAGGAATGTCCGCAGCAGGTGGAGCTTCAATAAATCCTTATGAAGAAATAGGGCCAACAATTCAAACTTATGGTTATGGTTGGGGCACAGGAACTTGGAGTAGGTTAACTTGGGGATCAGGAACTACTACTTCTTCTTTAATTCTAGATCCTGGATCATGGTCACTTGATAATTTTGGGGAACAACTGATTGCTACTGTAAAAGATGGTAAAACATTTGTTTGGAATCCTGGTGTATCAAACCCATTAGAACAACGAGCAGTAATTATGTCTGGTGCTCCAACAGCAACTAGATTAACTATAACATCAGATAGAGATAGACACGTTGTTCATTTTGGAACTGAAACAACTATTGGAGATTCTACTACACAAGATCCAATGTTTATTAGATTTAGTGATCAAGAAAACTATAGTGTGTATCAACCAACTTCTGTAAATACTGCAGGTACATTTAGACTGGACACCGGAAACAAAATCGTTGCAGCAGTTTCTGGTAAAGATTACAACTTAATTTTAACAGACCAAGCAGCATATACAATGCAGTTTGTGGGCCCGCCCTTTACTTTTTCTATACGACAAGTTGGTTCTAACTGTGGATGTATTGGTCAACACGCAACCGTATATGCGGATGGTAAAGTATTTTGGATGGGAGCAGGTGGAGGGTTTTTTGTATTTGATGGTACAGTTAAATTACTTCCATCACTTGTAGAAGATTTTGTATTCACGACCACCGGATCAAATGTAGGTATAAATTATTCATCTAATGAAATTATATATGGCTCACACAATTCTTTGTTTAATGAAATAATTTGGTTTTACCCAGCAGGCACCCCCTCAGGTAGTCCAGCAGTACAAAACAATAGATCAGTAGTTTATAATTATGTAGAAAATACTTGGGCTACAATGACTTTAGCTAGAAGTTCCTATGCAGATGCTAGTACCTATGATGTGCCTTATGCAACAGAATACACATCTACTGCAACTCCAACAATTTCTAATTTAAGCGGAGCAACAAATACTTTCGGATCATCTTTATATTTTGCTCAGGAAGTTGGTACTAACGAAATAGCTTTAGATGGTACAGAGACTGCTATACCTGCATACATTCAATCAGGAGATTTTGATTTACCCACAGACGGAGACGGAGAAAATATGCTAAGAGTGAGTAGGTTTTTACCAGACTTTAAAAATCTACAAGGTAACGCAATAGTTACAATATTCTTAAAAAACTTTCCTATTGATGCTGGAAGTTCTTCTCAATTAGGTCCTTTTACTATAAACTCGTCTACAGAAAAAATAGATACAAGAGCTAGAGGAAGATTGGCAAATTTAAAAATACAAAACACAGCAGTCGATGAAACTTGGAGATTTGGAACTTTCAGAGCTGATGTAAACCCAGATGGTAGAAGATAGTGGAACAATTACAACCTCAAGGCATAGCTCCTTTAGTAGATGAAGGTATGACTTTGCCAGATTTTAAAACAATGGGTACAAACGTAATAAAAAATATTGCATTAAATAAAATTGGTGAAAAAATTGGATTAGAATCTTTAGGATCAACTATGTTAGGAACTTCAATAAATCCTTTAATTGGTATATCTGCTCTAGTAGGTAAACGAAACGTAATTTCTAGTTATTTACAAGACAAAAGAATGCAGAAACAATTAATAGCTGCTCAAAATAAAAATCAAATACAACAAATACAACAAAGATTAAATAATCAAAATTCTTCTGTAGGTGATAGAGGCAGAGGAGATAGACCTGGTGGAGCAAACCAAAGTGCACCAAGTACTTCACCTAGAGGTGGGTTTGATTCTTCAGAGAGAGGAGTAGCATTACATGGCTAAAATAAATGTATATGTACCGGAACCACCACAAGAATACACAACTGAAGGTTTTAGACAGATTAACCAAGCTTTAGCTACTGTTGAAAACCAATTGAATACTTCATACCAACAAGACTTGAAAAACGAACAAGATTCGTTTAATTACTTTATGTCATGACAATACAATATAAAAATCAAGGAATAAATTTAACAACAACAGGAAGTACAAGTGTTCTTACCTGTCCAACAGATGCAACTATTTTAATAAAACAAATTCAAGCAAGTAACGAGCATTCTGGTGCTGTAAGTTTAGAAGTTCAATTTACTGACACCTCAGCAACTACAACCTTTAGAATATTTAAACAATCAATTGCTGCTACCACAACAATAGATGTAATTAATAATACCTTAAATTTAGAAGCAGGTGATATATTAAAAATGACTGCAGACACTGCAAATGAAATACAAGGAATAATTTCTTATGCTTTGTTAGATCGTTCACAAGAAAATGGCTAGAAAGTTTAAAGACTTTGTTGAAAGAGATAAACCTAGGAAGAGACCTAGAAGACATTGTAAGAGCCCTAATAAAAAAAAGAAGTTGCAGAATAATAAAAAATACAATAGACAAGGACGTAGACAAAAATGAGTGATATAATAAAAATACCAGCTGAAGCAAAAGAAATTATTAAACACAAAAGAACTGGTAAAATATATGCTAGTAAAATTGATTTTGATAATGATGTTGCTGATCCCAATACTGACACTTCTGTGGATGATTTTAGACAAGACCTCGAAATCAAAGTAACTAAAGTTTCTATGGGTGCTGCCACAAAAGAATAATGAAACCTCGAGGCGCAACTGAGTTGCAAATGGAAATGCTTGAAAAGCATGTTTCAAAAGAACTTCTAGATCAAGTACAAATATGCACATCTATACCAGGTAAAGTCCCAATAGATCCTAACAAACTAAATATTCTTTGGCAAAAAAATTCTTGGGATCAACCTAACCTTCAAGAATTCTTTACTAATAAAGAAAGACACTTTGAATATGACTGGTATGTATTCAACAGTCATTGGAATTATGAAAAATTTAGAATGGTGTTTGATATACCTACAGAAAGATCAGTTGTTATTAAGAACGGTGTAGAAGATTTTCCAATTAGAAAAATATACAAAAGAGGTACACCTATTAAATTAATACATCATTGTACTCCTTGGAGAGGTTTGAATGTATTATTAAGAGCTATGCAAGATGTAGAAAACCCTAATATAGAATTAGATGTTTATAGTTCTTGTAAAGTTTATGGTTCTGAATTTGCAGATAATACTGAAAAAGATTTTGAAGCGTTATATGAACAAGCTAAGAAATTACCAAACGTAAACTACATAGGTTATAAACCTAATGAGTACATAAAAGAAATGATGCCTAACTACGATATGTTTGTATATCCAAGTATATTTGAAGAAACATCTTGTGCTTCTGCTCTTGAAGCTTTAGCATCTGGTGTGCATGTAATAACAAATAACTTTGGAGCTTTGTATGAAACATGTGCAGAGTGGCCTGTATACATTAATTATTCTAAAAATTATGAACAAATGGCACAAGATACTGCAGGAGCTATTAACATAGCAGCTAGTTACCTACATGAAAATTTCATGCAAGAACATCTAGAAGAACAACAAAAGTTTTACAAAAGATTTTATAGTTGGGACAAAAAAGGTATGGAGTGGACTAACTTTTTGAAAGGAGCATTAAATGAAAGAAACAATAAATGAAGACACTTATCAAACTTTAAAAGAAGTTGAGGTAACACCTTACGAGAAAGCTAGTCTTCCTATGTGGAAACGGGACACCGGAAAAAAAGAAACAAAACCTGAAATTTTTCTTATGATTTGCACACCTTGTCATAGTAATGTTGCTATGCATTACACACAAGCGTTACTTGAATTACAACAACTATGTATAAAACATAGAATAAAAATTACATTTACATTGTTAAAATCTTCTTTAGTCACTCAAGGTAGAAACTTATGTGTATCAGCTTTTCTAGAATCTAAATGCACTCACATGTTATTTGTAGATTCGGATATATATTTCAGAGCAGATTCTATATTAAAAATGTTGAAGAAAGATAAAGAATTAATGTCTATTCCCTATCCCTTAAAAACAATGATGTGGGATAAACTTTACAAAAAATGGAACGATGGTGAAGTTAAGGGCCCTGAAGATATACATAGGTATTTAAATACTTATCCAATGAAAGTAGAAAACCCAGAAGATATAAAGTTAGATAACGGAGTTATGGAAGTAACCCATAGTCCAACAGGATGTATGTTAATTAAAAGAAGTGTTTTTGATAAAATGATAAAGGCTTATCCTGACAAAGGAATAGTGCAAAAGACAGTTATTAATGGTGAGTACATAGATAGACCCCATATGTGGAATTTTTTTGATACATTACACGATAGTGAAACAAAGATATTTTTAGGTGAGGATTTTTCATTTTGTAAGCTTTGGAGGGACATTGGGGGGAAATGTTATGTTTATATCAATGACCCAATAATACATGTGGGAGAACACCAATACGAAGGTTGTTTTGCCGATGAGTTGAAACCATTGTAGTTAAATGGTATTATTTCATACTTAAGATCTTAAAAGGAGAATATATTTAATGCTACAGTTTTTACCCTACGCAATGGCCGCTTACGGTGGTTACAAAGGATACAGAGGAGCAAAAGATTCAGGAGCATCAGGACTTGGAAGGATACTAGGTGGTATAACAGGCGCTACAGCAGGTTACTACGGTGGTAAAACAGTTTTAGGTGCAGGAAGTGCAGTTGGTGTGCCAGGTTTTTCAGCAGCACAATCAGCTTTTACACCATATAGTCAATTAGCAAATCAATATTCATCTTTAAGTGCTTTACCTTTTCAACAAGCAGTACCATCAAATCAATTACTACAAGAACGAGCTGCTGGTTTAAATAATCAACAACAAGGTGGAACTCTTTTAGATATTTTAAAAAATAAAGAAGGTAATTATAGTCCAGGAAAAGTTTCAGCTGCAATTGCTGGAGCATCTTATTTAAGTGGTGCCTTTGATCAACAACCTACAGATATTTATATGCCAGGTTACAATATGAATTATTTAGACATGAAAGAAAATAGACCTGGGTACACTTACATAGATCCAACTACAGGTGAAGAAAAAGCTTATGAAAAAGTTTACTCTCCTGAAGAAGCAGGAAAAGGTGATCCACGAATGGGTCCATACTCGTTAGTTAAACAAGGTTTAAGAACAGGTGGTTTAGCTGAAATTAAAAAATTTAATGAAGGTGGTATTAACTATCTTCCATCAAAAGTTTCTCATGATGAAAACGATGCAAACAATTATGTTAGAGCATCAGGTTATGTAGAAGACGGAGCAGGCGTAGGAGACAAAGACGAGGATACAATGTTAGCTCAATTAGCAGACGGAGAGTTTGTAACAAGAGCAGATGGAGTATTAGGTGCTGGGATCATAGCTGGAGCTAATCCAAATAGCATGAAAGACATGCGTGAAAAAGGTGCTGTATATTTCTATGAACAACAAAAAAGATACAAACGTGTATTTGATTTATTAAAGGATAGAAATGGCGACAGCAAACAAAAAACAAATTAAACCTCTAGTAAGTATTTTACCACTAGAGCCTAAGGACATTGAAAGATTTTGGCCCTTAGCAGAATTTATGGTAGCGGAAGCATTAGCTTTCTCTGGCAAGTATGCAGACTCTTCTTGGGTTATGAACGAACTAAAAAAAGATATGATGCAATGTTGGATTATGTTTGGTTCTGATGAATCTGAAGAGAATAAAGTATTTGGTATTTGTGTTGGTAGAATTGGTGTAATGCCTAATTACAATCAATACGAGATTGTAATATGCACGGGAAAGAGAAGAGAATTATGGGAAGACAATTTAATTAATTCAGTTACAGAATTTGCAAAAGCAAATAAATGTAAAAGAATGAGCATAATGGCCAGACCTGGATGGGAGAAAGTTTCCAAGAAATGGGGATGGCAAAAAAAACATGTACAACTAGAAAAATGGATAGGATAAGAATATGAGTTTTTTCGGAGGAGGCGGAGGTGGATCAGCTCCACCATCAACAACTACTAATTACGTTAGAGAAGCACCAGGTATAGAAGAACGAAAAATAGAGTTGATGGACATTGCGAGACAAGTCGCACAAAAACCTATTGATTTACCTGATTACCAAGTAGCAGGCTTAGGTGCTTTAGAACAACAGGGTATTAATAATATTCAATCTGGAATAGGTGCTCCAACAGTACAAGCAGGAATTAATTCAGTACAAGCAGCGTCTGCTCCAATTGGTGCAGCGCAAATAAATCAATATTTAAATCCATATCAAAGTTATGTAACAGACGAAATTGGTAGACAAGCACAAATAATGGGGAATCAACTTGGATCTAAAGCTATCGGAGCGGGAGCTTTTGGTGGTGGAAGAGAAGGTGTTCAACAAGCAGAACTTCAAGGTAGAGCTTTGACTGCTATGGGTACAGCACAACAACAAGGTTTTAATACAGCATTATCAGCAGCACAAAACCAACAAAGAGTTGGTTTGCAAGGTGGTCAACTTTTAGGTCAATTAGGATTAGGCCAACAACAAATGGCTCAGTCAGATATAAATCAGTTGATGGCTGCAGGTGGTCTTCAAAGACAACTTGCTCAATCAGCACTTGATGCACAAAGACAATCTACATTACAACAACAATACGAACCATATCAAAGAGCTGAATTCTTAGCTAACTTGTATGCACAAGGTCCTAAATCACAATCAGGTATTACAATGGGAACAGCACCATCAACTAGTCCATTAGCACAAGCTGTTGGTACTGGTATAGGAGCATTCTCAGCTTTCCAAGGCTATAACCAAAATAAACAGGCATAGGAGCTTTGATGTCGATTAACAAAGTTTTAAACAGACCCATGTTTAGGAAAGAGGCACTTAGAAAAGGTGTGCTTAAAACTATTAATGCAAACACAGGTATTATGGTTGGGCAACCGTACACCGGAGCACCAGTCCCTGCTTTAAGAAAGCCACCTACATTTATGGAAAGAATGTCTGTAAGTGGACCAGTAAGAGGTGCAAAAAACTTAGTGAAGGGAGGAGTTCAAATTCCTGGAGTACTTGGTTATTATGCAGGTGATAAAGTTGCAGAAGGTTTAGGTATACAAGATCCTGTTGGAAGAACAGCGTTTGGTTTAGGTGGTGGTTACGCTGCTACAAGAGCATTACCTGCTTTAGCAGGAATAGGTTTTCTTCCAAGTACAATTGGTTTAGCAGGAATTGCAGGTCTTAAAAATAGAGTTGATGCAGGTGTAGAATTAAGAAAAAAAATAAATGCAATGTCTCCTGAAGAAAGAAAAGCTTTCGAAATAGAAAATAGAAACAAAGCATTTAGTTACATGGGAGAGGGTGTATCAGATGCAGACTTGTTTGGAAAATTTAAACCAAAACCAATTGAAGAAAAAGTTGCAGAAGATAGAAAAATTATTAAAGGTAAACCTGGTTCTGGAAGACCAAGTTTTAATCAATCAAAAGAATTAAAAGCTGAAGGCGACCCATTGCTACAGGACAACGTAGCTAATTCAGACGACATAGCTAATTTAGATTCAGTGCAAGAAAATTCACTAGGTGGTGGAACACCTCCTGGAAATGAAGATGGTATTACTAATTACACAAGCACTTTAGAAGAAGATAAAGAAAGAAGAAAAGCGGAAGAACTATTAACTGCTCCAGAAAAGAAGGCACAGAAATCTGAAAGCACAGCTCAAGGTAACAATGAAATTACTTTAGGTGGACCATCTGATGATGTAGAGTTTAATAAAACAATAGCACTTGCCAAAAAATATCAAGAAGAGGTTTTTAAAAACGAAGGTTCACAAGCAGGCTTAGTCTTTTTAGCTAATCTTGCATCAGGATTATTAACAGGTACTACAAGAAGATCTGGTATTGCTGGAGCTATGGAAGTGTTTGGTCAGGCAATAGGGCCTGCGGTTAATAATTACGCAACAATAAAATTAAAAGAAGGTGAGCTTAGAGCTAGTAACAGAGAAGCATCATTAAATGCAGCATTAGATCATATGAAATTTGTAAATGATAATGCAAATGCTGAAGTTGAAAGACCTGAAAGGGACGGAGGAATAATTCAAATTAGAGGAGCTGATGGTAGATTGAGAAATTACAAAGGGTACTCTCTAAAAGATGGAACTAAACAGATTGCAGCAGGTATTGGTGAAGATGGTAGAGAAACTTTTGTACCAGTAAATCAAGGAGGCCCAATTGCTGATAGTAATGGTCAAATTATTGGTCAATACGAAAATTTCTTACCACAAAAGAATGTAGATAAAAGATTATTTGATATTCAAGACGTACTTGGAAATAGATACAATGCGCTATCTGTAACAAGAGATGTATTAAAAACATTAAATCAAATGGATGAGTCTGGTGAAACTGTAAAAGCTGGTGCTGCATTATCTATTGATCAATTTACTAGAAGATTAAGTGGGGTTGCAAAAGAAGTTTTAGGTTTTGAAGTATCAGGAATGTCATTAGATGCATTAGAAGCAAAAGTAGCAGAACTTCAAGCAGACGAATATGCTGCAATAGATAGAGATCCTGATTTAAGTGATGAAGGTAAAGAAGCAGCTAAGAAAAATTTAGATAGTAAAAATTTAATTAAACAAGCTAAAGCTAGATTAAAAGGTAGAGGAATGTTATCTGGGTTATCTAGAGAAGAACAAGAAAAACTTGCTGTGCAAGAAGTTACATTAACTTATGCACTTGCAAATACATTTAAAGATCAAGATAGATTAACACAAAGAGACGTTAATGCTGCTAAAGAAATTGTAAACATATTCTCATTAGGGAGATCTTCTAAAGACGTAAGAGCTTCTATCGAAGCTATCGGAAGACAACTTGAATCAGATATTAGAAGACAAGAAAGTTTATATACAGTTGCTGGTGGATTAGAAAGCACACTTAAAGATTTAAGAAGATTAAAAAACTTTGAAGTGTTTGAAGGTGAAGGTGGTGTTGCTTCTCAATTGGTAGGGGATTTAAGTTTAGAAGAGATAGAAAATATTATTGAAGGGATAAACTAATGGCTTCCTTGAAAGATATTCAAGATCAAATTAACAATAATACTTTTGATCCAAGTAAATTAAATGCTAGACAAAAAAAAGCAGTAGACGAAGCTATTAGAAGAGGACTAATCACAGGTCCTTCAATGAATGAATTACAATCCGAAAGAGCTGGTGCAGCAAAAGATGTAGCAACTATTGATGCTGCAGTTAAAAATCCTATTGGTGTAAAACTACAACAACAAGGAAGCTCATTAGATGGTAGATCTGAAGCAGTCCTTGCAGGTGATCTAATAGGATCAATTACACCTTATGTTATGATGAGAAAGAAAATATTTAGTGCAGCTAAATCAAAAGTACCTGGAGATAAAAATACAGGTTTATTTGCTAGAACTAAAATGTTTAGTAATTTTTCAGATAAACTAACTGCAAGACTACCAGGACGATTTAAATTATTAGGTGGTCTTACAAAATTACTTGCAAAAGTAGCAGATCCAACGATCGGCAGAGTTTTAGCTAGTCCTCTTGGAAAAGCAGAAGTTATGTCTGTATTGGGTGGTACTGCGGGAGCAGGTGCTGGTTCAGTTACTTACGACATGTTGAATGAAACTGTTGGGGTTGCTGCAATGGATGCAATAGCTTCTGACATGGAAAACATGAGTCCAAAAGAAGTTAATACAGATATGATGGCTAACGCAGCAGATTCTATGTTTACAGCTTTAGCATGGAACGCTGGTGCTGCAACACTGACACCGGTTATTACAAAAGGTTTAGGTAAAGTTGGTAGATTAATGATTGGTGCAAAATCAAAAGATGCAAAAGAATTAGTCAACATTGCTAGAGATAAAGGATTGCCACTACCTATGGTAATGACTGCACAAGAAGGTACAGGTCTACTTGGTGGTTTTGCTGCTAAGTATTTTAAGGTACTTGGTATCATGCCTTTTATTAATGGTATTGGTAAAGAAGCTTTACAAGGAGCAGAACAAGCAGCAGGTAAAAATTATTTAAATAATGATGTTCTTAAATACGGTCCACTTATTAAAACAGGAATGTTATCAGCTACTGTTTGGAAACAAGCAGACGCAGCTTTTAAACAAAATTCTAATTTAATTAATTCCAGTTACAAAGCTTTTGATACTTTAGCGGATACAATTGGTAATCCTAAAGTTATTCCTACGGGTCATGTAAAATTTATGGCTAGAAATTATGTAGATGAACTTTCTATGAAATATCCCGGTTTAAAATCTTATGCACAGGATGCCTTAGGTGACATAGACATGAAAGAAATTGCTAAATTACAGGGTACAGGAGATCCATTAGCTTTATTTTTTAGATACATGAACGGTATTGATGATTTTGTTACTCCTAAACAATACAAAGGAATGATGGAAACATTAAACAGAGCTATTTCTACCACAACTTATGACAATATAAGACCTACTTTATGGTCTATAAGAGAAGCTCTTGAAAATGATCTAAATTCATTTGGTGGAGCTATAACAAAAGAAACATTTTTAAAAGATGACACAGTAAAAGCTGCTTATGAAACATTAAAGAAAACAAATCCTGCTGCAGCAGAAGCAGACATGGCATTAAAAATAAAAGCATCAGAAGGTTTGAGAGATAAATTATACAGTGCAAACGACACCTTCTCTACATTAATGAACTTTTATCAAAATGCCAACGCTACCAAAATATTTAGAGATTATAGTGCAACTACGTTTACTAACAAAGCTTTGGCTGGAATTGGTTCAATGCAAAAGAAAAAATCTCAAAAATTTTTTAATGATTTAGCAAACGATGTATTTACAAGCGGCACTCCAGAAGGAATAACGCAATTTAGGCAATTATTAGGTGCTCAAAAAATAGTATCACAAAAAACGGGACGAGCAATAGGTGTTACTAAAGGTGGTGGAGAAGCATTATATGATGCAGCAAAAGCAAGATGGATGTTTAACTCATTTATAAAAAGTTTTGATTCAGCAGCATCTCGTCCAGGTAGATCGATGATTGATGAAATTACTAATGAGGCTAGTGTTAGAGCAGGTATTAATGGAACTGTTGATGTTATGGAATCTATGGTTCAAAAAGGTGATGTTGTAGATTTTAGTTTAGATAAAGTAAAAGCTGGAACTAATATATTTGATGCAACTAAAATTAGATTTAGCCCAAAAGATACTTCTATGTTTAACATAAATAAATTTATGAGAAATTTAGGTTTAAGTGATATTGTTGATGATGTAGGGCAAGATAAAATGACAGCTATTTTAGGTGGTAAAGCACAATCAAAAGAATTTGAAAAATTTTTAACTTATATGAAAGCAATATCCGATACCCCTATAGCTGATACTTCTACTTTTATGCAAAGAAGATTACAATTAGGTGGACTTAATTCATTTACAGGAGCTTTAGTTCTTGGAGGTTCTGCAGCTGTCAACCCATTTGCACCAGCACTATTTATATTACTTGGAAGACGCGCAGGTCAAATACTTACAGATCCAATAGCTATGCGAGCTTTCAATGATGCACTTAACCCTGATGAACAAATTAGACTATTAATGGGTAAAAAAGTAGGTAATGGTGTACCAGGAGTTTTAGGTATAGGAAGACGATACTTTAAAGGTAGAGATATACAAACAGCAGCTAATGTTTTAAGATCGCCAGGTGTTGTTGGTAGACTTGGTCTAACACAAAAAAGAGAAGCATTTGCAAGACTTGTTAATTATTTAAATGAAAGTGATGCAGATGTTCCAAGAGTAGATCCTAAAACGGTGACACCAGAAGAAATTACTGAAAGAATGGGACAGTTGGATGCGAAAGTTCCAGCACCTATTTATGATGAAAACACTATTCCTAAAAATAATTTTGAAATAATGTTTGCACAAGATTTTTCAGGTACCTCAGGTAACTTACAAACAGATACTAATGCTGTTGAAATGTTATCTACTGCTACACAGAACGAAGCTATGGTTGATACTGAAGAAGCGCCAGTTGAAGCAGAAGAAAAAACAATGGTTATGGCTGACTTACAACTAGAAGATCCTACAGCTCAAGCGCCTGTAGCACCAGTACCACCGGCTACCGGACAAGTAAATCCACAACAGTTCCAAGCTTTGTTTCCCAATGATCCGACAGGAGCTGCAATAGCACAAAGAGGAGTTAAACGTGGCTAAACAATCTGCAGCAGCTAGAATAGATCACCACGAAAAAATTTGTAAGCTAATGCAAAAACAGACCTTTGAAAAGATGGATAAGATGGAAGCACGTATAAATAGAATAGAAAAAATTATTGTAGGCGGTATGTTTGCAATATTTATGGCTGTACTTTCCAATCATTTGTAGTATTAACTACGTATGAAGTTACTTAAAAAGTATCCTTACAAACATTATAATAGATTCTCAGACACAACAGGACGTAAATACTTAGTAGATAATATTAAAGTTCCGAGTGTCACAACCATACTTTCTGCAACCAAGGACAAACGTTTTTTAGATAATTGGAGACGTAAGGTAGGAGACGCAGAAGCTGATAGAATAATGAAACAAGCATCTACTATTGGCACTGAAATGCACCAGGTATTAGAATACCATTTAACAGGTCAAGGTTATTACAATGCTATGGAAGAAGGATCTAAGCCAAGGATGATGGCGAAAACTATTTTAAATAATATTAAAATAGATGAAGTATGGGGTAATGAAATAAGTTTAGAATATGAAAATAAATTTGCAGGTACAGCAGATTTATCTTGTGTTGCTTACGGGAAACCGAGCATCGTAGACTGGAAACAATCTAACAGACCTAAAAAAGAAGAGTGGGTTGAAGATTATAAATATCAACTAGGAGCTTACTACTTAGCACATACTAAAAATTATGGGCCAATTGAACAAGGTGTAATATCAATTTGCACTAGAGATCTCATGTATCAAGAATTTAAATTAAACGAATCTGATTTAAAAGAATATGGAGATAAATTTTTAGAAAGAGTTGAACAATACAATAAACTTATAGCAACCAACTCTTAAGATCTTCTTCTCCTAAAGTTTTAGCAGCAAGCTTACCTTTACTGGTAAGAGACTTCATGATAGCTTCATCTAATGTACCTCTGGCTACAATATCAATATAAACAACAGTACCTTTTTGGCCCATTCTATGAGCACGGTCTTCTGATTGCATTCGGACTTCTAAGTTATAACTGTTGCTAAAATAGATAACAGTATTGCAAGCAGTGAGAGTGAGACCAAAGCCACCGGTAGTAGGATTACCAACTAAAAAACGACATTTGTCATCTGTTTGAATACGATCAACAGCATTTTTTCTATCCTCAACACTAACTTCTCCATAAATACTTACTGTGGATTCTGGGCCATACTTGTCTATTAGAAAGTTTTTAATTTCATGAATGTTATATAAATAATTAGCCCAGATAATAACTTTACCATCAGTTTCATCTAATGTCTCCTCGAGAGCAGAAAGTTTGGATTTATGTAGTTGTAATATTTTTCCATCATCATCTTTGGTAAAACCATTACATACCTGGTGTAGTTTAATAATTTCTGTAAGTTTGTTAGAAAAAGATATTGTACTATCTTCTACAATAGCAAGTGCATGAGTTCGTAGTCTTTCATATATTTTTTTACCCTCACCTTCTAATTCTATATATCTCTTAGATCTAACCTTAGGTTTAAGATCTAAACATTGGTCTTTACGTATTCTGGTAGCAAAACTCTTCATTTTTTCTTCTAGTTCTTCTAATCTTTTGTAATATTTAGGTACACTTACAAACCTTCCAGAACCTACAGGGATATCTGTCATCTCAGCATATCTATTTCTAAAGGCAAGATAACTATTAAAACCTAATAATTCTGGACTTAAGAATGCACATTGTGTAAATAGATCTAATGGAGATTTTGTTATTGGGGATCCTGTTAGTATACGCTTTATATGGGATAATTTTCCTAATCCTAAAATGTTTTTTGTTCTTTTTGCTGATCGGTTTTTTATTGTGGTTGATTCATCCAACGCTACAAAATTTAATTTATTTTTTTTAAGGTAATCAACACACGCTTCAAATCCCCTTCTAGTTGATAAAGCTTCTACGTTAATTAAAAATATTTTAAGATCTGGTGATTCGCTTAACTTATAATAATCTTTAGGTTTATCTAAATTCCATTTATATATTTTATATTTTAATACATCTGGCATATGGGTTTCTATCTCAGATTGCCAATTTGTATAAACAGACTTAGGCGCAATAATTAAAACAGAGTTAATTTTTCTTTGTAAATAAAGATAAGCAATATTATCTATAGTAACTTTTGTTTTACCTGTACCCATTTCCATAAAATATGCCCATGAATTTTTTTCTGCTGATTCGGACAAAGCATTTCTCTGGTGCTCGTACGGCTTGGTCTTATAGGGGTATTTCGACATCTTAAAAGTTTTTATATTTTTTTCTTGCAAAGATCAAATGAATAATTTAAGAGACCTGCAGGAGGAAAAATATGGATATTGAGAAAATGTCAAACATTGACATTAGTCAAGATAGTGTAAAATCTATTTCTGACAAATGCAATTCTTTAAATACGTTACGAAAACAAATAGAAAAAGATGAAGAAAGTCTTTCACTTCTTAAGCATAAAGCTAGAGATATGGAAGAGAGAATAATTCCAGAGATGATGCAGGAAGCAGGTGTATCTTTGTTGAAATTAAGTGATGGTTCTACTGTAGAAGTTAAACCATTCTATGCAGCAAAAATTCCTGAATCACGTGTAGAGGAAGCCTTCAGTTGGTTAAGAGGTAAGGGGTTCGAAGATATAATCAAGAACACCGTAACCGCTTCATTCAATAGAGGTCAAGACAACGAAGTCTCTGAATTAATAAAAGTCTGTGAAGACCATGGATTCAACTATAATAAAAAAGAAAAAGTTGAGCCTATGACTCTTAAGGCTTTTGTTAAAGAGCAAGTCGAGGGTGGTAAAGAACTTCCTTTTGATTTGTTCGGTGTGTACATCGCAAATAAAACGAAAATAACTAACAAATAATAGGTAATAATATGAAAATAAAAGACGGACAATCGGGCCAAGTATCGATTAAAGAAGAGGCTGGTGCAGTTGCTAATATTGATTTAGAGCAATTTGCTGATGCTGGATTTGATAATGTAGATTCAAAGAGTTTAGCATTACCATTTCTAAAAGTTCTGGGACAGTTGTCACCACAAGTAACTCAAGGTGACAGTCAGTTTAACCCTGAAGCAAGACCTGGAATGATCTATAACACCGTAACAGATGAACTTTATGATGGTGCAGGAGGTATAACAGTTATACCTTGCTATTATAAATTAGAATACATTGAGTGGAGAGACAGAGAAAAAGGTGCTGTTGCTCCTGTAAATGTTTATTCTTCTGGTTCGGATATCATGACTAAAACTACCAGAGGTGACGATGGTAAGGATAGGCTTGAGAATGGTAATTACATAGAAGAGACAGCTTCACACTACGTTATGATAGTGCAAGAGGACAAATCTTCTACAGCTATGATTACTATGAAATCTACTCAAAGAAAGAAATCCAAAAAATGGAATTCAATGATGATGTCTTTGAGACAGAAAAGAAAAGATGGTAAGGGTTTCTTTAGACCTGCGCCATTTACTCAACAATACACAATCAAAACTGTTTTAGAAAAGAACAATCTAGGTTCGTGGTACGGTTGGGAAATCGAACACACAGGTACAGTGGGGAGCGAAGACACAATCAAAGCAGCTTTTGAGTTTTACGAATCATGTAAAAAAGGTGCTGTCAGAGTTAACCATGGCAAGGAAGAACAAGTAGAAAAAACTCCATTCTAGTATGGACCTACTTGACAACACCCTGGGAGAGTTTGTAGAACTCTTCCAGGGCTCTTCTACATATTTTGGATGTTCTGCACCTACTGGAAATAAAAACTCTAAGGGCAAATCAGAATTTAAACATTGGGTTGAACCTAAACCGATGACAAAAGATCATTGGGTTCAACACTTAAAAGGAGAAGCTTACTATGGATCAGTTCCCATTCGAGATGATAATACATGCAGTTGGGGGGTCATCGATGTTGATCGTTATAATATACAGCATCAGGACGTTATATCGGTTATACGGAAAAGGAAATACCCACTCGTCCCATTCAGATCAAAATCCAACGGACTCCATTTAATTATTTTTATCAAAGGTGTTGTTGCAGCATCTGCGATGAGAAAAAAATTAATTGAGATCGCTTCAGATTTAGGAATCAACGACACCACTACAGATATATTTCCTGCACAAGATCAAGTTGATTTGACACCTGATAATTGGGATGACAAAAGAAAAGGTAACTTTGTAAACCTACCTTACCAAAACGCAAAACTTCCTACAAGGGTCGCTATGGACGACCAATGTCAGTCAATAAAAATAGAAGATCTATATAAATTTGTATCTAAATTTAGATTAACTCCTGAGTCTTTTAAAAAATTAAAAATATTTCAAGATGATGAGACAAAAGATTATCCTCCTTGTGTAGTTAACTTTATGAAAAATAAAGTACAAAAAGGTGAAGGTCGTAATGATGCTATGTTTAACGTGGCTGTCTTAGCAAAGAAGATTAATCCAGATCCAGTAATGTATGAAGAGTGGACAAGAGATATGATGACTAAGGTTTGTAGTGAAAAACTTCACCCAAAGGAATTACAAAATATATTTAAGGGAGTTGAAAACAAAGAGTACACTTATAAATGTAAAACATCTATTGCAAGAATGCATTGTGTATCTAGCACATGTGTAAAAAGAAAATTAGGTATTGGAGCAAATGAAGCTTTACCAGAAGTTGGAAAACTTATTAAAGTTAACTCTTATCCAGAACCTTATTGGATACTACCCATACAAGGTAAATCTATAAGACTTTCTACAAAACAATTATACCAACAGCAGTTGTTGGGAGAACAGTTATTAAATTATGATATTGTTTGGAGACCATTAAAACCCTCTAAACGAGATCCAGATCCTTACAGAGATTGGCTTGATGAGTTAATACAAAATAAACAAGACATGGAAGGTTTTGATTCTGGTGAGGAAAGACAAGACGTATTTAATTCTAGAATGACTAGGTTCTTAGAAGATGTTGAAGATACTACTGAATTTGATCAGATAGATTCTGGTAACATTTGGAAAGACGAAAGTGAGATGAGATTTAAGTTAGAAACATTTAAATCATTCATGAAAAAAGTAGGGTATAATTGGAATGAAAAAGAATGTACAAGTTTTCTTGAGCAGGGAAAAGCTTTGCCTAAGAAGAAGTTTCAAAACATTAGTAGTAGGCATTGGGTTGTAGCACTACCACAACAAACAGAGCATAAAAATAAAGATGTCAAATTTAATAAAGCAAAAGCTGCGTGGGAAGACAATTAAAATATTTGGACCACCAGGTACAGGTAAAACAGAGAACCTTCTAAAACGTGTAAAACGTTATTTAGAAAAAGGTTACTCTCCCGATGAGATTTGTTACGTATCCTTTACTAACAAAGCTGTAAATGAATGTGTTGCAAGAGTCAGACAAAAGTTTAAAGGTTATGATGAAGATGCTTTTTCATATTTTAGAACACTACATTCTCTGGCCAGACAACAGTTTGCTGAAATTCCCGTATTAGATCCAAAGGCAGACCTGCTGATGTTTCATACACAATATGGCACTGTCAAGGTGGGTTACAAAGATACTTGGGATGATCAAAAAGTATATAATAATTGGTCGCTTCAAATTTATGACAGGGCAAGAAACATGAAAGTAGATCCTGTGTGGTTGTACAAACAACAAACAAGAAAAACAGTTAGGCTACAACAATTTAAATCTATTATTGCAGGGTATCAACAATTTAAAACAATGGAGATGGAGACAGGACAACGAACACCGGACAGATTAGATTTTACTGATATGGTAGAAAAATTTGTTAATGATGGTTTAGTAGTACCTTTTAAAGTTTTAATGGTAGATGAAGCTCAAGATCTCACACCTTTGCAGTGGGACATGGTTGTTAAGATAGCTCAAGCAGTAGAGAGAGTTTATATTGCAGGAGACGATGACCAAGCAATATATGAATGGAATGGTGCGGATGTTAATTTGTTTCAAACATTTCCAGGTAAATCATTAGTGCTTAAAAAAAGTGTAAGACTTAATAAAAATATACATTTTTTTTCTAAATGTTTACTTAACTCTATGGGTGATAATCGTATTAAAAAAGAATTTTACTCTAATGGTAAAGAGGGTTCGGTACATAGGTGGAATGGTTTAAAGAAAGTACCTTGGGGTATGGAAGGTAGTTGGATGGTGTTGGCTAGAATTAATGATGTGAAAAAAGAATTACAACAAGAGGCAAGAAACCTTGGCCTGTACTATCAAGATCAAAAAAATAATAAGTCTTTTGACCCTAATCAATTTGCAGCAATTAATTATTGGGAGAAGATTTGTGAGGGTGGTAGTATTACTAGAGAGGAAGCCACAACAATGTATGAGTTCTTATTAAACATTGACCACGGCTACCGGTCACAGGATAGTAAAAAATGGAGTTTTGCACATCCAAATCAAGTGTTTACATTTGATGAATTACATTTAAGGTGTGGTATGCGTGATGAAAAAGGTCTGTGGAATCAAGTATTTAAAAGAAAATTTAAAGATAAAGATAAACAATATTTTCAAAAACTTATGAGTGAAGGTGTAGATTTATCACAACCTCCTAAAATAATTATAGATACTATACACCAAGTAAAAGGTGGTGAAGCAGATAATGTTGTCCTGGCCAGCAAATGTAACTTTCCATCTCATTACGAAAAAAAGAATTTAGCAGAAAAAGTAAAAGAGCTTAGGGTTTGGTATACAGGTGCCACTAGATCTAAAAGCACATTACATTTGTTAGGCACTTACCATCAATATAATTTTCCATTAGGAAAGTATTATAAACAATATGAGGCTAACTATGTCAGATAAAAGTATGTTCGATGAAGCATTTCCGCAAGACAGACAAATCGGAGGATCCCACTACCAACATTTTGAAATTCAACCTTGGACATTTATAAGAAAGAATGGTTTAAATCCATTTCAAGCAAATGTAATAAAATATGTTTGTAGGTATTTATTCAAAGGAAAACAAATAGAAGATTTAGAAAAAATTAAACATTATTGTGATTTAGAAATAGAACATTTAAAAGATGCCAAAAAGAAGAAATAAACTAGTAATGTGTGAACACTGTGATGAAGTAGTGGCTGTAATTGTACATGAATACAGTTATTACTGTGCAGACTGTGCTTTGTTTGATTTAGCCGTACCTTTTAAAAAAGCAATATCTATTGAAGATGCAAACCTAAGTAGGAAAATACAATGACCCATCAATTAAATTTTATTTACAACGATAGTGATTGGATAGCTCCAGCAGAGTATCCAGATTTATCAAAAGCAACAGAGATTGCAATTGACTTAGAAACTAAGGATCCAAACATAAAAACTAAAGGACCAGGTTGGGCAACGTTTGATGGACACATAGTAGGTTTTGCAGTTGCTGCTCTTGGACAACAATGGTATTTCCCTATTGCTCATGATGCTGGTGGGAATATGGATCTATCGATAACCTGCGCATGGATGCAAGATGTTTTAAAAACAAATGCTACAAAAATATTTCACAATGCAAGTTATGATGTAGGTTGGTTGCTTGTAAATGGATTTGAGATTAGAGGTAAGATAGTTGACACTATGATTGCAGCAGCATTGATCAATGAAAACAGATTTAGTTTTAGTTTAAATGCATGTGCTAAAGATTATTTAGGTGAAATCAAGAATGAGACATTTTTAAATGAAAAAGCCAAAGAATGGGGAATTGACCCAAAAGCTGACATGTGGAAGCTGCCTGCGGGCTACGTAGGCTTCTATGCTGAGCAAGATGCAGGCCTAACCTTACGTTTATGGGATCGGCTTAAAACAGAGGTATCTAAGCAGTCTCTACACGATGTTTGGGAAATGGAGATGGAATTACTGCCTATTTTGATAGATACTAGACGAAGAGGAATAAGAGTTGACGAAGAGAAGGCTTCTCTGCTAAAAAAAGAATTCAAACAAAAAGAGTCTGAGGTTTTATCAAGTATAAAATCTCAGACCACACTTGATGTAGATATCTGGGCTGCTCGATCTGTTGCTCAAGTGTTTGACCGAATAGGTGTTGACTACCCACGTACAGCAAAAACTGATGAACCAAGCTTTACACAAAACTGGTTAGTAAATTGTAATAACCCAATAGCGCAACTAATAAGACAAGCAAGAGAAATAAATAAATTTCATTCAACATTTATAGACTCCATTCAAAGGTATGTTCACAAAGGCAGAATTCACTCTGAGATAAATCAGTTAAGATCTGACCAAGGTGGAACTGTATCTGGACGTTTATCATATTCAAATCCAAACCTACAACAAATTCCTGCAAGGAACAAAGAGTTTGGTGACAAAATTAGAAGCTTGTTTCTACCTGAAGAAGGTAGGCAATGGGGTAGTTTCGACTACTCACAACAGGAGCCTAGGCTTGTTGCTCACTACGCTGCATCGGTCAATGATAACTTTGAAGGTGCAGCGGAGTTTATCGAAGCCTATAAAAATGAATCAGCTGACTTTCATCAAATAGTTGCTGACATGGCGGGAATTACAAGAACTCAGGCCAAAACAATTAATTTAGGATTATTTTATGGAATGGGTAAAGCTAAATTAGGTAAAGAATTAGGTATTACAAAAGATAGAGCTGAAGCTTTGTTAAGACAATATGGTGAAAGAGTACCTTTTGTTAAAAAATTAGCTACAGATGTATCTAGCTCTGCCTCAAAATATGGGTTTATTCGGACGATAGGGGGCCGTAAATGCCGATTTGACATGTGGGAGCCTGCTACCTTCGGAATGAACAAGGCTATGCAATATGAGGAGGCTAAGGCAATTTATGGAAATAACATCAGGAGGGCTTTTACTTACAAAGCCTTAAATAGATTGATCCAAGGATCTGCCGCTGATCAAACAAAACAAGCTATGATTAATTGTTACAAG